GGATACTTCCTTCACTGCTTGTCTGAACAGAGTCATACTAATCATATTAAAAAAATTACATTTTGCAAAAATTCTACTTCAAATTTCTTTTTAAATTTTAAAAAAATATTTAAAATTTTAAAAAAAATTATTTAAAAATTTTTAAAAAAAAATAATTAAAAAAAACTCAAAACTCAAAACTCAAAAACTTTAACCAAAAACAAATATGAGTTTACATGGAAAAGCACGATACAGTAAGAAATATCCTATTCGTAAGGAAGAGCACCAGCCAAGTGATTTCGAGGAATTGATACTGTTTGTTGTTGACAAACGTGAGTCTATGGGGGCTTCTGGGAAGTTCTTGGATCAATTTGTTAAGCATAATGACATAGAATCATCGAAAAGTCGTGTTAATAGATTTTTGAATAAATTAAAAAATGATGATAAGATCATGAAACAGGGAAGGGGAAAGAATACTGTTTGGGTAAAGACATCTGAGTTTGAATACAGTAAAACGTCGTCTTATTGGAATTTAGAAGAGAGATACGAAGAATTCTTGATCCATATTGATACTATGGAGAAGAAGATGGAAGCTGATATGATTAAAATAAAACCCAGTGCTAAGAAAACCAGTGCTACGAAACGAAGTGTTGAGAAACGAAGTGCTAAGAAGCGAAGTGCTGAGTTTGATTTATGCAAGTTTTCGGATAGAATTAAACGAAGAATTATGGTCAATAATTTCACCGATAAAGATTATAAGATGGTTTTGAGTGTGGAATGTTTGTTGAAGCTTGAAAAAAAATACGGAAAACAATCGCTGATCATTGAGGAGGATGTTGATGATGTTGAGGTGGATGCGGTGGATGTTGAGGTGGATGCGGTGAATCTTACTGAAGTTGAGGATGTTGAGGTGGATGCGGTGAATCTTACTGAAGTTGAGGATGTTGATGATGTTGAGGTGGATGCGGTGAATCTTACTGAAGTTGAGGATGTTGATGATGTTGAGGTGGATGTTGAGGTGGATGCGGTTGATCTTACTGAAGTTGAGGATGTTGATGATGTTGAGGTGGATGCGGTGGATGTTGTTGATAATGTTGAGGTGGATGCGGTGGATGTTGTTGATAATGTTTTACATAACAGCTTATTTTCGTTAGACAATGATGATGAATTTTAATAGTGGGGGTTCATATATAGGAAGTACAGTACAAAGATGTTGATATTATGTATAATTTAAAAAATGAAATATTATGAAGTTAACAATTTTAATGAAAGCGTGAAAGCGATTTTATTTTGTATGCAATTCTATATTCACAGCATATCTTTCCTTAGCTTCAAAGTAATCTACTGCATTCGGTAGGGCCTTCAATTCAAGAATATAAGGTTTTGGTTCGGTCTTTCGAATCACATCATAGGTGCGGTACTTTCTTAATTCTGGGTATCGAAGAATATGCCAATTTAACTCTTCTTCCGCTACACCATCCCATTCTCTTAGTAAGATATAGATCGTACGATGGGAATCTAACTTGGAATAAGTATCTGCATATTTCGTAACACGTATTGCTTCTAAGACTACGGTTTCGTCTTTTTGAAACTTTGTAGCAAAAGACAATGCGAATGCCCACGAAGAAATAGCGCCTAAGACAATATCACGATTATCTTTCATTCTCTGAGAAAACCACTGATACGCCCTCCCACCCCCACGTAGACTTAGAAAATGATCAACAACTTCCGGATTATCGCGCATAGATTCATCCAAATCACGTAAGGCGAATGGTGATTGACAAGCCAAAGCAATATCTATACTTCGCTTTAGGTCGTTTGATACGAAACGTACTATGTATGGGTAAGCAAGTATATTTTGTAGTACGAATTCTTTACAACTCAATAACGATTTAAAATATCGAATCGTACAACTCCTTAGACACAACAATTCGATGGCTAGCTTAGGATCATCGTGTCGATCCTCCATAAAACGAACAATCTCATCATTGGAATATATTACATCCATAATGAACGCATCGTTATCTTTTAATTCTTTAGACGTCATACGATAGGCCGCAGCGGATGGACTTATTATCAAAATCTCCTTCATGTATTGATAACAATTCCTCATACTTGGGTCGATGGTATGAGGATCTCTCATATTTTGTTTTAATTCGTCCACATTAATAGTTCTCATGGATCGTATCGAATTACCTAAATTGATAGTATCGAATTACCTGAATTGATAGTATCGAATTACCTGAATTGATAGTATCGAATTACCTGAATTGATGGTATCGAATTACCTAAATTGATAGTATCGAATTACCTGAATTGATAGTATCGAATTACCTAAATTGATGGTATCGATTCACCTGCAGAGTAGATTCATTTTTTTTATACTACCACTAAAATAAAAATAATCATGTTATCATACTCTCTGATTATAACAATGAAGACTAAGACGATTGGTATGCTGTGTATGGGCACGGTTGGTGATATACTACCGTTTATAGAAATAGGAAAAGCCTTATTAAGAGAAGGACATCGGGTTCGTTTAAGTTCCCACGAGGCATTCCGTCAAATAATCCTACGGGCTGGTTTAGAATTCTATCCAATTGCCGGTGACCCCAAAACGATTGGTTCAATGATTGCAAATCACAAATCAAAACAAATCTACCTCCCAACAATCCAAACCATAAAGATGGCTACGATCACAATCCCTAAAATCTTAATCTCTTCGTACGATGCAATGATTAAAATTGACCCAGTTTCGAAACGTTCCTTCAAACCCAATGTCCTGATCGCAAACCCCGAGATGTATGGCCATATTCATATTGCGGAGAAACTAAACATACCGTTAATTTTGGTTTCCTATATGCCACAAAAAAAAACAAACGCTTTCCCCCATCCTCTCTCGGGGTTTCGGATGAATCGTAGATATAATAAAATGAGCTACACACTCATGCAGATTCTACACAACGTATCTTTAAAAATTATCGGAATCAATACTTTTAGGAAAAAAATCGGACTCAAATCTATATCCAACACTATGTATAATAAAGTATTGGACCGAATTCCTAAAATATATTTATGTAGTAAGTATCTAATCCCCGAGCCAATGGATTGGACAGGGGGTAATCAAAACATAATAGGCAGCGTGGTTATTCCGCTTCAACAAGATAAACACAATCCATACAACCCACCCGATGATTTAAAGAAATTCTTGGAACATGATCAAAAACCAATTTTTGTTGGTTTTGGGTCTATGGCTATGAAGTTCAAAGAAAAGATGCAACGAATCATCGTTGATGCTGCGGTTCGATCCAAACAAAGAGTAGTGTTACAAAATGGTTGGGCAGGGTATACGATACAATCCCCTCTACCGGATTGTGTTATCATTGTAAATAAAATACCCCATCGATGGCTCTTCGAAAGAGTCGCCGCGGTAGTTCACCATGGTGGTCACGGAACAACGATGGCTGGGTTGTATGCTGGCAAACCAACTTGCATCATACCTTTCTTTGGAGATCAGTATTTTTGGGCTCAAGTTATTACGAAACATAAGGTTGGTATCACGATCCCATCGACAAGTCTAAGCACTAAGAATCTTGCGAAAGCATTCCAAGACCTGACCTCTTCGAAAAAAATGCAACAATCTGCCCAAACAATGGGTAGGATGATGAGTACAGAAAATTCAATTTCATCATTTATTGAAATATTCAATTCAAAATATAGTCAGTAATATCGATATCCTTGTTTTAGTTTTGTATGATATTAAGACAGAAAGCTGTACATATACGAATCAATAATCTCTATACGAAGATTCGGTATGCATTGTCTCAAAACATCGACGGATTTAGTATAATTCGCTGTTATATTATTCTTATAACAAGTTATCATTTTCTTGATTTCATAATTAAGAGTTTGATTTAGATTACGTTTCAAATACAACTCTTCAGACACTTGTAAGGGTAAATATTCATTTTGATAAAAATCAACCAATTCTTGCTTCACTTTCTTTTGCTTACCATGTCCTTTTTGCTTATTCTCATTAGGCGGGCAATAATAGTAAGAATATTGCTGGATAATTATGCGGATCCCAATTTTTTAATAAATCTTTGCATTAATTTAAATTTCTCCCCAAAATAATCCACGGCTTCACCCCCTCTCTACACGTGTCGATAAAAATGGTAGTGAGTCTTTATTTAGAATATTGTAAAATTTACAAATCCTTCTGCATTCCCGCCATGACTAGTTATAACAAGATCGATGGAAGTATATATAATCGATAAGTTCGGTCTTACTTAAATCGATAAGTTCGGTCTTACTTAAATCGATAAGTTCGGTCTTACTTAAATCGATAAGAAAGGTATAGTTCGCAAGAAATGCTTCCATGTAATTCTCTCGGTCTTTCACTACACCAGCCAAGAAATACTGCATACAATAATCACCCGATTCATCTCTATGTTTTAATTTTACCATAGAAGCTGCTTGAGTTAAGTTTAATTAAAATTAAAAATAAATTTAAAATAAATTTAAAATAAATTAAAAATAAATTAAAATTAAAATTAGATAGTTTTGATTATAAATTTAATGAATTATGCTCTGCAAGACGTGAACCACTTCCCGAATTGCTTAGACTGATAAATTCGGTAAGTATGCAATTAATTAATCAAGAAAAAATGACATATTACATTGAATCATTGGATAAAATTGCCTCAATTGTGATGACAATTGACGAAAAGTTACGAATGCTTGAAGAGATTGTGAAAAAATGGCTTACAGCTCACGGTATAGAACCAGATTTTGATCAGGTTATGAATCACTTCATACATCGTCCTAAAACCGAAGAGGTACTTGGTTTTCCTGATTTTCCTGATTGTCAGGGCAAGAATCGTAAATATATTGATAATATGAAGCAACAAGATATGATCAATGAATATCTCACAAGAAACCAAATGTTCTTTAAAGATATGATTGGAGCACAATGTGTTCTTTTCAATCCGGCGTATGGGAATTTGGTTGGTACGTATATTACGCCAGAAATGTACGAAAAAATGGATAAAAAGACAGGTATAGTAGATAATGATTGGATTCTCTTGCCTTCTGTATCGTGTGTGGGTATGGCGTATGAGGATTACGCGAGAATTGTAATTCGTAAGATACTCTCTAATTACAAAGATCATCTTAATGAATTCATAATATTGCTATCTATCAAAGCCCGAATCCAAGCCCCGGGTTCTATTGCATCAAACGTATTGATTGGTCTATCTAAGGTTATGATGAACGCTGAGTTTTTTTACAAGTATGAGGAAACCGATTCATCTATATTAGACAGACTGTTGACTTGGAAATTGCAATTATATTCGGATAAGGAAGTTCTTGAGCCTGATCACGAGAAATATTCGATGCTTGGTAAAGATAAGATAAAAATGCTAAAATTCGCATGTGGTCTTTGTGACAAAGGACCAAATTACTTCAATACAAAGTCGAAAACTAATGATGTAAAAGATAGCAGTACATTATTATTATCAAATGAATATGATGTGGTAGGAGAGAGTCTAAGAAGCTGGGTGGAATCTTCACCCCTCTTCGCAAAAGCAGAGTACATTGTATGGGCAGGTAAAGATGAAAATGCTGAGAAGATTGCCGAAGAAATGGGTGCTACTTATTGTGATAACAGAGTATATCTAAATCAAATTTTGAAGGAAGCTTCTTGTATGGATCGTTATAGTAGGATTGTTGTACCATACGATGTAAATAAGGGTACGACTCGTAGTAAAAATTTTGCAGGAATTAATCGCAAGAAATTTATTCCACATGAGATTATATATAGTAATATGATGCCTGTTGAACAGTATGTAGAATGGAATTAATACAACTTTATGTTTTTAATATTTTTTTTATGTTTCTACAAATCATTCACAAACATTGCATCGAATTCCTTGATACATAGTAAGAGGATACGCGTAAGGTTCGGAACTTATGTTTAATCAGATGATGTATATTTTCACAATTCGTCTTATGTATATCTTTCTCTAAACTACGCTCCATCGTTTTTGGAGGTATTAAAGATATGTTTGATGAAGATCCAGACGTACTTCGCCTGAGATTATAAAAACAAAATTAGTGACTTCCTACTCTCACTTGGCCTTTAAGATTTTTTAATCTTAGCATAATTTTGAAGATCAATATTCGATACCCGAAGCAGAATTTTTTGTTAACAACAACGAACACCACAACGAACGCCACAACGAACACCACAACCCACACCACAACGAACACAACAACGAACACCACTTTGTATTGTATTTAATGATAGTAAGTTTTATGATTCTTGTTACGTATCATATGTTTCATTCTTAAAAAAATATATCTTCGAACAAGCTCAATCCTAAACACTCCTTCTTAACATCCAAATCATTGAATAATTGTGGTTGTTGGAACAAGTATTTGTGTAAATCTTGAAATATGTACTGCTCGTTGTCCATGTGTACAGTACGTACGCTTTTAGTTAGGGTGTTGAACTTAATAAGATTCTTACCTTTACTTAGGAAGTGATTCTCTTCTGGATAAGATTCTTGCCACTCGCCATCATCAATCTTGAAACATGATTCATCATCATCAGCTTCGACAAGTAGTGAGTACTCGTATCCTACCCGTTTCATCGCATGAGTTACCTCCCAGTTGTTAAATGTACCACGAACCCACCATTCACTCTTATCATTGGTTGATACAATACTTATACTTCGTGTTATACTATCAAAATATAGATCCCACTCCCCCTCATTAGGTATAATGTAATTCCCTCCAATAGGAAAGGATTCAATCCACTTTCCGTTATCAATTTTTAGCTCAGTGTTGGGAGATATGGTGGTTATCTTAGCGCTGTATAGATACTCATTAATCTTGTTCATGGCTGTACACGACCAATTATTGAACGACCCCCGAACCCACCATTCATTCTTTCTCAGCAACCTACACATTTTAAGCGCAACAATACTTGAAAGGATACACAAAGTATATGTTGTATCCTGGGGAATTGTCGCAGTGGTTACGATCATGTCATCCAGAAGTAGAGTGTTTGGAATAGTGGATAATCGAAAGGTAGATGATGTGAGTCTACGATCTCTGTGTTGCGCAACCACACGTTCGTACTGTTGGTAAACATATGAATTAGAGTCCAATTCATTCATCGTAATAGGTATTTGGTTGGAGCGTTTGTTAAGCTTAAATAAATGCGTTATCTCATTAAAGTATGCATCTGCCTCAATCTGGGTGAAGCCGATACACATTAAGATAGCGACGGAATCATACATTTCAATCACAATCTTTTGAGACTTCTTGAATGGGACTATAGTGAAAACACAATTTTGGGTTTTTTGTGAGATCAAAAGCTTGCGTACATACATTGGGGGTTGTTGATAAATCGGTATTGGTGATGGTAAGAAATCATAAAGCTCGCTACTTTGCACAGCTCTTGTGACACAGCCCTCCTCGTTATCTGGTCGAATCATAGACACGATTTGTTTCGTAGAATACGTCTTCGTCTTGTATCGAACACTCCCTCCATTAGGACTAATGTGCATTAGTTTAATATCCTCAATATCCACAACTAACCCACAACCATCCGGGGTATTACTACACAGTGATAGACAACGTATCATCATATTAGGGAAGGCTTTGGTGAGCTGTTTTTTCAAAGTATCGTGTAACTGAAGGTTATTTTGCTGGTACTTCTTTCGATACCTATCTAGTGATTGCAAGACCTCAACCCTCTCAAAGAATTCAAAATATTCATTATTAAAACCGAAATCTTCTTTTGAAATTGGTTCAAAGTATTTTAACATATTCCCAACCTT